ATGGGTAACGACAAATTTAAAATAAGTATTTTAGCTGACACTAAAAACTTTGTAGATAACATGACCAAAGGTCAAAAGAGATTAAAGAAATTTGGTAGTGTTGCATCATCTATTGGTAAAGGTGTTGCAGGTGTATTTGCAGGAATGTCAGCAGTTGCAGTTACTCTTGGTAAGGATATGGTCAATCTTGCTACTGATGCAGGCGAGGCACAGAGCATGTTTGAAGTTACATTTGCAGATGCGTTACCACAAGCAAGTGCCTTTGTTGAGGAATTTGCACATAAGGCAGGTTTTGCAGAACACGAACTACAACAATTACTCGGTACATCAGGTGCAGTATTACAGGGAATAGATTTTACAGGCGAGGCATCTGCTGATCTATCAACAAAATTAGCAACTCTTGCAGGCGATGTTGCATCTTTCTCTAACGCACAGGGTGGCGCACAAGCAGTATTAGAGGCAATGACCAAAGCCATGCTCGGAGAAAATGAGAGTTTAAAGACCTATGGCATCGCCATTTCTCAAGCAGAGGTTTTAACCAAAGCATTTGAAATGACAGGTAAAAGTTCTGCTAGTGAAATAACAAAACAAGAAAAAGCATTAGCAACTTATGAAGTATTACTGAAAAAAACAACTGTACAGCAGGGCGATCTAAACAGAACGCAGGACAGCTTTGCAAACAAATCTAGGAAAGCCCAAGCAGAGTTAAAAGATTTAAAAGTAACATTAGGTAAAGAATTACTACCTGTTGCAGAACAAATGTTGCCTGTGTTAATGGAAATGGTTGGCAACTTAAATCCAAGTCTTACAAATGCAATAAAAGCTCTTGCACCTTTTTTAAGTGCATTAGGAAAATTAATCGGTGCATTGCTACCACCAATAATGATGGTTATAACATTTATATTAGAAAAATTACAACCTGTATTTTTAGGTTTAAGTGATTTTATATTAGAAACAGTTATACCAACATTTAAACGATTGCCACAAGCATTTGAGGATATGATTAATAATATAATTGGCAAGATCAATAACTTTTTTACAAGTTTAAATAATTTTTCAAGCAAGATACAAAGATTTTTCAAAAAGATAGGTGTAGATATAGATATGCCACAGCTCTCACTAATTGCAGAAAAAAACTTTGTTAAAAGTGCCTCTGCGTTAAGTCCTGATGAACTTGACTTGGCTAGAGAGCAAGCAGGAATGATGGCAAGTGTTTCAACATCAGGAATGTCAGTTGCAGATGCTTTAAGTAATGTAGCAAGTAGGACTTCAACAACATCAGGTGCAATGGCAAACTTTCCATCATCTGTGCCAAGCATGAACGCACCTGTGGTAAATAATAATGTAACAGTTACAGCACCACCACTTACCGATCCTGTTGCAGTAGGTAAAGAGGTAGAGAAAGTATTACAAGCTGTTGAACAATCACAGGGCAAAGTTAATGTTACAGCTCGTAGGTCATTTTCATCATTTAGAGTAGTACCTATTTAGTCATGGCATTACCTGCTATCAGAGTTCGTATTGGTTTTAACCAAGAGGTGTTGGAACTTGATGATTTAGTAAGAGGTAAATTAGATTTTAACAAACTTGCAGGTGCAACAGTATTTACAGATGTTACAAATAAAACTTTATCTGTTTCAACAAGTCGTGGTAGATCAAGAGATTTAGATGCTTTTACAACAGGTACAGCTCAAATTTCATTAGATAATTTAGATGCAACCTTTGATCCAACAAATGCTAGTGGTGCTTACTTTGGGGGGATTGAGCCATTAATGGCAGTAATAATTGATGCAACAACAGATAGTGGATCAACATATAAACCAATATTTTCAGGTTTTGTAAATACATGGTTAGTTAATTATCCAAATAGTGCAGACAGCACAGTAACAGTAACTTGTGCAGATGCTTTTATGAAATTAGCAAACACACAGCTTAATTCGCAATCTATTTCAAGTGCTAAAACAGGTGCTTTTATAACTTCAATACTTGATAACGCATCTGTCGCTTTTTCGCCTGATAGAGATATTGAAACAGGCAACTCAACAATGGCATCACAGACATTAAGTGAAAATACATTATCAGCGATCCAAACAGCAGAGTTTTCAGAGCAGGGTGCAGTATTTATTGCAAAGAATGGCGATTTTACTTTTAAACAAAGACACAGTACATTTCCCTCAACAATTAGTGCAACTTTCTCTGATGATGGCTCTGATCTGCCATATAATCGCATGGATCAGATACTTGGTAATGACTTTTTATATAACAATGTCAGATTAAAAAGAGAGGGTGGAAGTGAGCAAACTGTATCTAATGCAGGATCACAAAGTAAATATTTAATTAGGACATTTTCAAGACAGGATTTGTATAACAATACTGATGCAGATGTATTGGACACAGCAAACTTAATATTGGCAAAATATGCCGAAGTGGATCCCAGATTTTCAGATGTTGAAGTGGATTTAGAGAATTTAAGCACATCACAGCAAAATACTGTTTTAGATTTAGAGTGCATTGACACAGTTAAAGTAGAGATTACACCTGTCGGTACTTCAACGCAGGTTTCAAGATTTTCTATTATTGATGGTGTCCAATGGAACATAACACCGACATCGCAGAAAATAGTATTTTTAACATCTGACAGTTCTGATGCACAGTTTCTAATTCTTGACAGCTCTACATTTGGTAAATTAGATGATGCCAAACTTGGCTACTAACTATGACAAGAATAAATAAAAATTGTCGTATAAAGATACTCTACTTATAGCGAAAAAAGGAATATTTTATGGCAGGTGCAGGATATAAATTATTTGCATCAGGCGATGTTTTAACAGCATCAGAAGTTAATACATATCTGCAACAACAGACAATTATGGTCTTTGCATCAACTTCTGCTAGAGATACAGCATTAAACTCTGTAAAAGCAGAGGGCATGTTTGTGTATATAACAGGAACAAACACACTTCAATTTTATGATGGATCAAGTTGGACAGATACAAGTTTAACTGCTGATATTACAGGGGTAACTACAAGTGCAACATCAGGTCTATCAGGTGGTGCAACAAGTGGGGATGTTACATTAGTAATTTCGCCAAACCTAGCAACTTCTGCAACTGTCGCAGGATCAGACATTGTTTT